AGCTTTTCTGAATGAATTCCCAATAGAGCTTGCCCCTCGTTCCCATACTTCAGAGGTGCATAAAATTCTTCTTTGATGGATCAGCCTTTTTACTCTTTGAATACCATTTAAGATATCTGTTCGTATTGGATCAGTGCACCACCTAAAAGGCATTCCTATGCCACCTTGATCAGCTGGCTTTGAAAGCTCATGAAAGGCTGATTGAGCTGTGCGATCTGATCTTGCTGATCCAGCCTTATCACCTGATGCACCATCAAGCAAAATACGATTGGGGTATCTCTTAGCCATATCTCTAGGACAAGCAATCTTTAAGATCTCTTTGGCAAGCTCTGACAATGTGATCTCTTGAGGATTGATCTCAGCACAGATGATATCAGCTTCTAAAATAGGATCATGAGTTAAGATCAGAACGGACGGCTTTCTAAAGCCAAAGTCAATGACTAGCCTTGATGACATGTTCTGATCATATTTCCAATTGCTGATAACATGGGATAAAGTCCATTCGCTATATATCACGCCTTGAGGTGGTCTAGGTTGATTCTCTACCATTGCCAGCCGTTCACTTTCAGGCAAGTTCTTGACGGCGTCAAACCAAGCTTCAGAGAGGTTGGCTTTATTCACATGGCTTGCATAAAAGATTGGAGTGCATCCAGCCTTCTCAGCAAAACTTACCCACCACGCATCCCATACAGGCAAGCCAACCATGATGAGTTTTGGCGATGGACCTGATCGCAACCGACCAAGCGTCTTTTGTGCTACCTCTTCAGATAGAGTTTGACATTCATCAATCAAGGCAAGACCTGATGTTATATTTAAGCCTTCAAGGGGATTATGGGTGGCATCTCTTGTGCCTGGTCTAAAATAAGATCGACACCAAACAACATGACCATTTGGGGCCGTCCATTTGCCTTCTTGCTGATGATAAATCCATCCATAAGGCACAAGCCATTTCTCCAACTCAGGGCCTAAAACAGATCTATAGCGGGGGGCTGTATCAGTGACTAAGAGAGATGATTTATTGGGATGTATGCTTGACCAAGTCCACAAGGCGAAGACTAAAGCTGAAGTCTTGCCGCTACCCCAACCAGCACGAACGGCAATAAATGGATCGTCCGAATAGATCAAGCGATCAATCAGATCAACTTGTAAAGGATTTAATTTAAGCTCAATATCAATCTTCTTCATCGCTTTGATCTTCTATTTCAGGCAAATCATGCTTGATCTCAATTGATTTTTGATGCTTCTCTTTTTGCACCTGCTGAATCACATTGATGATAACCTTTGAGTCATCGCCTTTAGTGTTCATGTCAATGGTCTGCTTCTCTCCAAACTCTAGAGGAAACTTTCGAGCGAGTAGCCATTGGGAAGCTCTGACATCGTTTTCAGAATGCCTTTGAATGTTTTGCAAATGCTTGAGTTTAAGGGATATTTCAGCCCTCTTGACATCAGCCACTAACTCAGCATCAGCCTTCATCCATGAATGAAAAGTACTGTATGAGATGCCAACAACTGAAATCGCATCAGTTTGAGAAAGGCCTTGAGAAATAAGCTCAAGTATTTGCTCAGTTGCCACAAGCCTCTTCTTTTTTGCGATCTCAGCTTTATCTTCTGAAGGCTTTTTTGCGATTGCTTTGGTCGCTTTAGAATCAACTGTATCGATTTTTGTAGTAGTTTTACTCTTTGCCATGATCAAGCTTTCTGATAATTTTAGTTGTGATTTTCTCAATAGCATCATCATCATCGCTTTCAAGTACTAAATCAATTTCATCTCTCTTCAGACCGTCAAGCAATATCTTTTCAGCAAGTTTTGAGATCTTGACTGCATGTCTATCGCTGATCGTATCTAGCAAGCTGATCAGCTTAGTTGATACATAAAGACTCAATATTGATTTGCGATCTTTGGGCTTCATCATAGAAAAACAACCTCTGAAGCGATGACTTTGATGTATTGCTTGCCCTCGTGTTCATTGATGACAATACGACCGATAACGGTGATCTTATCGCCCTTTTTAGCTTGAGATTGAACAACGCTAGCAAAAGCCCCCCAAACCTCGCAATTGAACCAAGTTGTTTTTTCTTCGCCTTTAACTTTTTCACTATAGGCAACGGAAAAGGTTGCAAGGTCTTTATCGCCAATCTTCTTAAGTTGTGGATCTTGTCCAAGTCTTCCAATGAGAGTAAATCTATTGAGCATTTTTTTTATCCTTTAGTGATGAATAGATGTTTTTGATGTCTTTGATTTCATCAAGCACTGATAGAGTTTGATTGATTTCTTTCATCTCTTCTTTGTAGAAAATGAGATTGATGCAAAAGTTGAGAGCTTGCCCAACCTCTGGAGCATCATCTTGAAACATGGCATCGACTACCTTTTTAAGGCAAGCAATGCGATTTATTAAATCTGAATTTAACATAAAAATTCTCCTTTGAGTGTATATAGAACACATAATATTATATAATTTTATATAATATTTTTTCAAAGAGAGAGAAAATGAAAATCAATGTGAATGACGGCTTTGTTGAATTGGTCGATCATATGGGAGACGATTTAGCAATTGTGAATGCTGCTCGTGTTTCCTATGCTGGATCAAGTGATAAATGGACAGATAGAGATGATAAGCTTTTAAAGTACTTATGGGAGCATGATCATACATCACCATTTAGACATGGGCATGTGAAATTTAGGATTAAAGCCCCGATCTTTGTTTTAAGACAATGGATGAAGCACCAAGTTGGCTGTGCATGGAATGAGCAATCAGCACGATACACTGAGATTAAAGAAAGCTTCTTTTATCCCGATTTCTTTAGACTTCAAGACACTAAAAACAAGCAAGGCTCTTTTGGTCGTCTTGATGATGATCGAGAAGATGAAGCATTGACATTGCTAGCTCAAGGTTATCAAGTTGCTTATTACAATTATTTAAGGTTGCTTGATATGGGCGTTTGTAGAGAACAAGCTCGCGTGATTTTGCCAGTTGGTACTTATAGCGAATGCATTTGGTCTGCAAGCATTCAGGCAATCATGCACTTTTTAAACTTGCGTTTAGATAGTCATGCTCAATTTGAGATACAAGAATTTGCGAAAGCCGTGTATGATATAACTAAACCGCTTTTTCCCAAGACCATGGAGTTAGTTAAATGCAATGTCTCAGATGTAAAAATACAATAAAATCAACCTTAGCAGGCTCAAGCATTGAGTATCACTATTGCATCAAGTGCAGAGCTATTTTTGATCATCAGCCTATCATCCTATCATACGATGATGTTGAATATGATGAGAGTTGGGATGACATCACCAAAGACGAGGAAGATGATGAATAACTTTTTTGATGTATGTTGGCTTGTCATGGGATTGATCTTTAACCCAACTCAGAGCAAGCAAGATTTGGGATGGGAAAAGATTATTGCTCAATCAATCCCTTCAAGAATGAGAGTATGCCAACAAGTCGCATTTAGTGCTGATAGAATGGGCGTTGATCCAAATCTGATGATTGCCATCGCTTTCTATGAGAGCAAGTTTGAAAGAGGTTTAATTTCATCAGCTGGGGCGGTTGGAGTGATGCAAGTGAAAAAGCAATTTGTTGACTGTCAAGGATGCAATGAGATTGAGTATGGGATAAAGGCCTATCAGATATGGCTTGCTAAGAGTGAAGGCGATGTTTGTCTTGCTTTGGGTCGCTATGCTGTAGGCAATAAAGGCAAGTGTGGAAAGAGATCTAAAGCTATTATCAAGCTTGCTTCTGAGATAGCTTGTCTTGCCTCCAAGGATGATGATTGCTATGACTGCTAAAGATAAGGCATTTTTGAGTATGGCTGAGATCATGGCTAGCCTCTCACCATGTAGCAGGGCAAAAGTTGGGGCGGTGATAGTCAAGGGAGATGTGCCTATCATCTCTTCTTTCAATGGAATTGCTCGCAAGCAAAGCGGATTATGTGGAGGTGCTGATTGTCTTAGAGATAGATGTAAAATAGCAAGCGGATCAGAAAGTCAAATAGGTTGCCACCATGCTGAATTTAATGCAATTGCGAATGCTGCTAAGAATGGGACATCAACAGATGGATGCTCGATTTATGTGACTGCTCCACCTTGCTTAATGTGTGCCAAGCTAATTCATCATGCTGGGATTAAAGCCGTTATTTATGAAGATCGAGATAATCGTTGGATATCAACAGGCGAAGAGTATTTATCTATGAATGGGATTGATATTTTAAAGATTAGATAGATCAGCCCAAGTTTTGAGTTAGTATTTTACAAGTTTCTTCACTGAATCCTCATGCTCTGATTTTAGTTTGAGCGATTGTGTGGTATCTTGTTTAGTACGATCATGGAGCAAAAAATAGTAGTTGGTTGTTTTTTGCATATCCCAAAATGCACGCTCCACACATAATAGATAGTATTAGCGTAACTACGAATATGGGGGATTTTCTTTCGTCGTCTTCTTCTCGATAAAAAGCACCTACATTGAGATTCATGACCATCCACATGAAGAAGAAGTTTAGAATAATAATAAAAAGCGTCTTATTCATGTGTGCTTTCCTCTTGTGCCGATAACTTGCTTGCTTCTTCAAAGTCTTTTTGCTTCTGAGTCATTTGGCTGTGATATGCTTGATGATATTCGGTCATGCGAGGATTATCCTCATGGATATCAGAAATTTCATCTAAAAATTCACGAATTAAAGCACCGCACATTTTTATTTCCTTTTATCAGATAGAGTCACCAGCTCTTAAAGTAATCCCCATTTCTTAGGAGAGAGCTGGCAAATATTAAACACACAACAAGCAAAAGTTATTTCAGATAGATCAGCCCAAGTTTTGAGTTTAGTATTTTACAAGTTTCTTCACTGAAAAAAAAGGGCTGAGATTAGTGTCTGCTCTAAGTGCTACGCGTCAATCTTCGTTTGTCTTATATGTCCCATCAAGGTTGAGCAGACAAAGCTTAAACACTGGAGCAAGCTATTTACTTTCAATTTTCCATCCATTTTCTAACAGATGTAAAGTTTCTTTTGATCTCATCTTTGCATAATTCAAATGACTAAGAAAAGGATTTTGGCTCTTGCTTTTAAATGTAATATGCTTTCTTTGATCATCTTTTGTTAAAGAAAGATGCAACCCTAGATAGTAATATCCTTGAGCTAGATATGATTTAATTTCATCAAATAAAACAGCTTGTACATCATCATCTTTATGCAAGATAATTGAATACGGTGTTCTTGTTTTCTGCGATCTTGTAACAATTGATTTCTCAGAAGCAGCCTTTTCAAAATCTAAAGCTAATTGTTGTCCTAATTTCTTTTTATGTCTAAATGCTAAACATATTTTTTCAGAGCTTAATTCCCATCCAGTTCTCAAGAAATGTGCAATCTCAAGGTTTCTTGATCTTTCATACAACTCATAATCTTGACCCGCAAAATGATTTTTAGGAGAAATCTGAAGATATCTACGTTTAAAATCACTTAGTCTAAAAATTGAAATTTGAGATGAAACAAATCTAAATCCATTTTCAAGAAAAGATAAGCATTTTTCATTTGGAACATATAATTGCTCATTGTCTTTTTTCATAATATGATGAAATCTTAGACTTTGATAAAATGCATTATGTTCACCAGCCTTGACAGCTTCATCAGCCTTGACAGCTTCATCAGCCTTGACGGTTTCATCAGCCTTGACAGCTTCATCAGCCTTGACAGCTTCATCAGCCTTGACGGTTTCATCAGCCTTGACAGCTTCATCAGCTTGAATTGATGTTGCATTGTAGCAAGTTCCAAGTTCTGAGAAAACAGAGATAAATTCATCACCAAATTGATCAGCAGCAACAGCCATCATTTCTTCATAGGTTTGATAATAGCACAAATCAAATCTTGAAAAGGCATCAGCCCCCAATCTTTCAACATCAGCCTTGAGTTCTGGATGTCTAGCAATATTGATGCTATTGAGCAAATTTGATTTTGATCTTGTGCCAATGAAAAAGTGACCATTTTTCTTATTGATGATCATGTAAATCCAATTGTATTTTTCATCTTTGCCTTTAAAGACGGTGATGTTTTGATAGTCAAAAGTTTCATTCAAGAGATCATGGACATATTCTTGAGTGATTGGGCATGTGAAAGTAACATCTTTCATTTTTAAATCCTTCTGTTTTTGATTTAGTCATATTGACTTTTAACAAAGTATGCTTTTTTAAATAACTTGTCAATTTAAAAACAATCATTGTTAAAATTAAATTTCAATCTTAGTAAATAGTTTTTGATTTTGATCAGGCTTAGAGAAGATAACAATTGATCCATCAAAAGAAGATACTAAATCATCAAATTGTTGCATCATCCTATCTTTGAATTTGCTTGATGCTGAAGGTGGATTGAAATCAGTGATGATGATGATATCCATCTTTCCAAAGTCGTCTTTGATAGTCGATAGAGTACCGCCCTTATTTCTTTGATAGTCATCATATCTTAACTCAAACAATTCTTTGAGAGATAGAAAAGCAATCCTAGGGGCTCCAAACTGTGCTTGATTTGGATAATGCACCTCAAAGAGATTTTGCTTAAAGATACCTACTGCTAATTGCTCTAATTGAGCTTCATCATTTCCAACGATTTGAAGCTTGTGTTTGCCCCCTGTGCATATATCCACTACCAAATCTCTATTATCATCGCTTAGAGTGCCTTTAAATTGCTGAATAGAGATATCTTTATATTCAGCCTTAAAGTTAACATAAGGCAATTTCAATTTTCTTGAGATATGTATCTGTCTTGACTCGGTAGGCCAAACATCATTTAGATCATGAATTGAGTAGTATTTACCTGTATCTTCACAAGCCTTAAAATTGGATGAAGCTTTAGGTAGTTTTGAATTTAGCTTTTTAGTTTCTTGATTGACATATAGCAGCTTAGCAAATTCTATTGCCTCCCAATTTGTTGACGGTAGATCAATGAATGGATTTGCATCATGATTGACTTGAGATTGTACTTGCTCAGGCTGAACGGTCTCGATCTGTGTTTTCACTTTTCTTTTATTTATTTTCTTTTGATTATCTTTATTAGATATATCTTTATTTGGGGGGTAAAATTCCACTGATTGATTAGGGGATTTTTCCACTGATTGATTAGGGGATTTTTCCCTTGATTGAACATCAGATTTATAAAAATCAGTGTATGCTCTCCAGTATCTAGCTAAACAAAAATCACTCAAGATCAGCTGATTGACTGATAGCACTTTCTTTTTGATGATGATGTTGGCCTTGATCATTTTAGGGATTGCATCTTTTACTTGATGTTCGGATAATCCAATCAATTTACCAATGAACGCATATGAAACACAAATAGATCTGCCATCTGATTTATCATCTAATTCAATGAGCTCAATCATTCTCATCAAGATTGATTTGCTATTGGCGATTGAAGACAAGATATCGCATCGATTGATGTTATTAAGAACGCCAAATGATGGCATAAGCTCGCTAAATAGCTTTGACATTGTAAAACCTTTCTTTTAATGATTTCGCCTATTGTATCTTTTTAAATTGACATTGCAAAAATAAAATGATACGAATTTAAAAAAAAATCACTACAAGGAAAATAAACATGAAAGTTAACTTGAAATTAAATCGAGTAAAAGAAACTACAGGGCTGACTATCGTTCAGATTGCAGAAAAGATGAATGTTAAAAGTCGCATTCAAGTCTATCAGATGATCAAAGAAGAAGGATGCTCTATGAAAAACGCAATGCGACTTGAGCGAGCTACTGGCATCAGTCATCAGTTTTTTTTGTATCCATTGCCTACCGCTCTTCAATTTTTACCAAAGCAAGACTAAAAAATGACTACACAAGAAAACAATGATCAGCCCAATCAATCTAATAAGTTTAATGATGGATGGGATCACAATGTAAGAATTTCAGATATGATTTCAGATGGTCAAATCTTTGATGAAGCTGATTTAATCGCAAGTGCTATGAGAGCGGCTAGGATTATTTCAACGCTCATGATCGATGGATACGATGAAATCAAAGAGATGATTTTTAGGCTTATTAAGTCTGATGACATGATGCTTGAGCATACTCTTTGCATGCTTTTCAGAATGGCTGTTAGGATCAGAGCAAAAGGCACAAAAGAGAATCCATCACCTATCACTATCCCAGCAATCATCGAAGAGTATAAAGCTAGACATTCTTTTAATTCTAAAGAATTGCCACATTCTCAGCCCCCTGAGATGATCAGCCAATTCGTGATGAATTTGTCAATCAATCATGATCCTTTTGTCTTATATCCAATTGCATATGCTGAAGTGAAAAGGCATGTTCATTTTTATGTTACCTCTCAAATCGTTGCCTTAGATTTCTTTAAGGGAAAGCTTCTTAAAGAAGGCTATGATATGGCATGGGTGGAAGATCGACATAAAACTAAGGTTGATCTTTATAAGCAATTGCTCCCAGTGGAAAGCGAACAATTCAAACATCAGATTGCTAAAACGATTCAGATGATGCGAGCAGTCCCAACTGGAGTGAGTACCGACCTCGCTGAATTGGATAAATATTTAAAGCTTCAAAAGGGATGCCTTTACTACATTGGGGGGCGTCCAGGTGTTGGCAAGACTGCATTAGCTTTGCACCTTTTAAAGCTCAAAGATATTTGCAATCGCAAGACCATATTTATAAGCCTTGAGATGAGTCAAGATCAGTTAATCGCAAGGTTACTTTGCTCAGTCAGTGGAATCGATTATGCAAATATTAAAGATCGATCTTTAGATGAAGCACCTATCAAGGTGGTAGAGAAGATTGTTGATGCTGCTGAAAAGCTTGAGGCCTTGAACATAACGCTTGTTGATAAGGGCGTTAGCGATATAGCTTCCGCTGTGTCTCTTTGCAAAAACATTTTAGATCATCAAGGCGAATTGGGGATGATTGTGATTGACTATCTCCAATTGATGAAGGGATCAAGTCAGAATAAAAATCAAATTAGAGAACAAGAGGTTAGCGAGATCAGCAGATCATTAAAGCTACTTGCCAAAGAATGTGATTGCCCTGTTGTGTGCTTGACTCAAGTTAATAGAGAGGCTGAGAAGAGACAAGACAAGCGACCAGGATTAAGCGATCTTAGAGAGTCGGGATCTCTTGAACAAGATGCTGATGCTGTGCTGATGCTTTATAGAGAAGACTACTATGCTAAAGAGTTTTCAGTTGATGCTGGTCAACTTGAGATTATCGTTGCAAAAAATAGACATGGATCATTGGGAACAGCCAAAGTTAAGTACGATCGCAATACTCAGACAATATCAAATCTTGATAGTTTTTAATCTTTTGTATAAATTTTTTTTAACATAGTTATTTTTTTTATTGACAATATGATTAGAATGTTATAAATTATTTTTACAAAACAAAACAGAAAACATTTTACAACCTACTCAGGAGTACAAAATGAACCAATCACCTAAATGTGGATTGTTCCCAACAGTCGATAAAAGACACCTTCAAGAAGGCATCTCTCAAGAACAACGCCAAGCAATCGCAAAAAAGCAAAGCATTGGAGATATCATTAACAATGCTGGAGTGATATTCTTCCATATGTTTCTTTGGGCGATGTTTTTCTTTTCACTACTTTTTTTCGGAGAATAAGCAGATGAGCCAACTCAACACTCTCTCAAGACTCAATATCATCCAACTTGATGGCACAGGTCCATTGATGCATCAACTTGATGATTTAACAACAGACTGGACAATCGATTGCGATGATGTGGAGATCATCACTGATCGTCTCAAGATCATCATCCCAATCGCAACTCTTAACCTCTCAATCGATGCAGAACCTTCTGAAATCATTGCTGCTATCTATGATCGATTTGTAGCAATTTTGAAAAACAATTAAGGAAAAACTAAATGGCAAATCATAAACTTTTAGAATCTCTCTCTGATGTCAATGCTATCGCTGATAGTATGGAGCAACTCGTAAAACTCGCCGCCTATCTCACTGCAGGCACAAATTGGACTGCCCAACAACTTGTCACAGCTTATCTCTCTTATGGGATGATGCATGGTTGGAACATTGCTCAAACTATGGAAAAGATGAACATCATTAAAGGCAAGATCACATATCAAGCTTCTGCGATGTTTGGCATTGTCATTGCTTCTCCCAAGTGCAAGTCATGGAAAGTCTTATCAAACACTGAAGAAGAATGCTCAATTGAATTTACAAGAGGCGACAACAATCAAAAGTATGTAGTCACTTTCACGATTGCATTGGCACAGAAGCAAGGTTTGACAAATAATCGCCAATGGCAGACTATGCCCAAGCAAATGCTTATGGCAAGATGTAAATCAATGGCTGTTCGTGATGTGTTTGGCGATGTTATCAGTGGCTATGATACGATTGAGATGGCTGATAATATGGAGATGTCTGAAGAAGAAAGACTAGAAATCTTGAGTCAAGAGCTTGATACTCCAATCTATGCTGAGAGACAACCCGTTCAAAGAGCAAAGCCGGGCGTCAAGGCTGGGGCAGATACAAAAGCAAAGCCTCAACCTGTGCAAGTTCAACCTGTAGTTCAACCTGTGCAAGTTCAACCTGTGCAAGTACAAGCACCACCACAACAGCCCCAACAAGTGCAACAATCAGCACCACCACCCCAACCCCAACAAGTGCAGCAGTCAGCACCGCCCAAGACTCAAGCACAACCACATGATCAAGCTTCACTCTTCCCAAGCGATCAAAAGCAAGCCGTTGAGTATCAATCCTATCGAGACAAGGATTTAAGAGGAGGCTGGGCTGATGCCGACTACGATGAAGATGATGCTAGGGATTGGAGAGAGTCGTGGAAAATTAAATAAGGCAGACCCCACCAGCGCAAGCAGGTTCAACACTAGGATTTTCTTTAAACCCTCCTACATTTAAATCAACCTTAGACCAATCAGCACTCAGCAATTTATTATATTTTTTAATCATTTGTGCATTTGTATCGCTGACAGTTTGATAAGGTGCATTCTCATAAACATGATCGCCATAATCGGATAAAAGAGAAATGCCTTTAACGGTATCTCTAAGCGACCAAATTCTATCCGTTAGATCATCCCATTCATCAGCCTTGACGGTGCAAGTATTAGACACATTATGAGTTAATCCGAATTGATCTTTTTCCCTAAGTTGTGTTGTTGGCTTGACCCAGTGCTTTTGAATAAAAGCGACCATCGTCAAAAAGTCTTTACTAGATAAATTTTCTCTAAGTATTGCACAATATGGGGCTTCACAAGCAAAAGAAACGATCCCAACTTGTGCGTCGCGATCATCGCACACTTCGGGCAATTTGCTTAAAATCTCTTGCCAAATAGGATTTATCTTATTGATGCGCATTGTTCTGATATATCGCCTTGCATGATATGGATGGATACCAGCTGAACAACCTGCAACTGTTGAGCTATTGCCTGATGGCTTAACGGTTGTAGCTCTTAATGCAGGATTGATCTTGATTAACTTAGCAACTTCCTTATTTACAGATACAACCTCTTGCGAACATTTTTTAAGCAAGTTTTCATCAAAGATCAGATCAGTTCTGCTCATAATGCCAGTCATAGAAACACCTAATAAAGCATCTCTCTCTATGATCTTTTTAGTAGTCTCTCCAAGATAACCCGTCTTTGTGTAACTTGCTTGAAGTGTACCTAAGAAAGCAGCTGCTTTACATGCACCTAAAAAATCATCAGCATCATCAAGGTTTGCAACAACAATCTCATTTAAATTGCATACAGCCCACCCGCTTGAAGTGTTGCCTTGATTATCTTTGAATGTTGGATATAAGCCTATTTCTCCACATGGATTTGTAGAGAAGTCTTTATCATAGCAAAAGAAAAAGCCGGGCTCTCCAAATTGTCTTGCGTTGTCAATGATCTGAGTAAATACAGATTTTTTCTCAAATCCATCAAGTAGGATCTGAGCGCTAATATTTGCATAAGCTCTTTGGGGATTGTCTTGCCACCAATTGCCAGTCTTAGCAGTCATCATCTCTTCATCATCAGGAGAAAAGAGAGCAATTGTAGCCGCTCTTCTTGAGCTGAGTAAAGCGGCGTGGCTTATGTGCATGAAGATATCAAAGCATTGAATTGGCCTTAATTTATCTTGTGCTTGATCGACCGCTTGATCAAGAATAAACCTAACCTTTTCAATAGCAACCTCAAGCACTTTGGGACCAGGAGCAACACCACCAATTGAAATGGGAGATCCTTCAGGTCTAACTTGATCATAATGGAAACTGATGCAATATTTAGCTTCATCTTCGTTGGTTGGCAAATAGCTTTTTGTTAGCACATGCACAGCTTCAGCCCATCCTTCAATTGAGTCCTCAACTACATGAACAAGCTTTAGTCTTGCATCTCTTTGAGTCTTTGAAATCAAGTTTGGAAGCTTAGCAATATGATGCTTTTGTACTGAAAAGCCAACACCGCACCCACTCATCAACAGCCAAAAGCCTTCAGCAAAAAATCGAACACGATCAACATACGAAGCGGTGCAATTGTACATTCGCATATTGTTTCTCTCAATAGCAACACCACCGAATTGAGTTGATCTTTGAGATGGGAAAACCTTTTTTTTATAAACATAATTTTGAAAAACTTGCTCGATATCCATACTTAAAAAAGGAAATTTCTTTTGATGCATTTGCTTGACTCTTGCCATTGCATCTAAATAAGTTTCTCGCTTGCCATCAGCTTTAACATGAGCATATTGGGTAGCAAAAGCGACTTCACCTAAAATTTTATTTTGTGACATGATCATCTCCATGTGAAAGGGATGATCATTAGAACACAAATCTCATTTATTTTTTAGAAAATCAACATTCGTTTCTATTCTTTCAAGAATAACTGTATGTCTATTCAATGCTTTATTGATCAGATCAAGCTCAGCATCTGTTTTTTCTTGCTTGACAAGCAAAGCCATTGTCTGATGTTCGAGCAATGCAATCCTCTTATCATATGATGAGAAGATCTTAAAGGCTGGCAGAAGAGCGGTTATAACAGCAGTTAATGCACTGATTGAGATCATATCTGAGTTCATGTGGTCACCCTTGCCATCTTGCTCTTGTGCCTCTGATATCATAATGCACGAAGTTAGAATCTAGGTACTTGCCAAGCCCGCCCTCTTTGATCTTGCCTTGAGCAATCAGCTTCTCAATGCGACTATAGATCTCTTCAGTTGGTACACCAGCGATCTTAATATCAGCGGCTTTCGCATGAAGATGCTGAGATTTATCAGCACCCCCAACTTGAGCGTTTCTAGTTGGCGAACGATATCCACTGATGATTATAATAGGCTTCTGAAAATGCTCTCTAATGATCTGAAGATTCTTTAAAAGCTCAACGGCGTTGGCTACCAATTCAGGGGGGATTGCATCAGAAAATTCAAGTTCAGACAATTTAAAATTTTTTGTTACTTGCATGATTTGCCTCAATCTGTATAGAAAATCGTGATGGAAGAATTTGCGATATAAGCATTTGCATTATCTTTATAGATTGATGTGCTTGCTGAATGAATTGTTTTTTTCAATTGAACTTGCAAAGTGGATGCAAGATTAACAGCGATCATTGCCACATTGCCCGAATATGTATCGCCATTCGGTGCAGTTGGTACATAGTAAGCATAAGCTTTTGCTTGATTTGAAAAAGTTGTCCCGCCACTTGCATTTATAAATGCGAACTCTGCATTATTGCCAGATGCTTGAGAAAAGTTAATTGATGCTGTTAAAAAATAGTCTCTTCCTGATGGAAGGCTGATTATATTGCTTGACACTGTGACAACAGACGAGTCGGTAATTGAGCCAAGAGTAAGAGTTGTTGCTGATGCAATTGCTTGAGCGGGGATATCTATTTGAACAGATTTTAAAGCCATTGCATGAATTGGATTAAATGTCATGATTTAGTCCTTTATTGGCATTATAAGAAAAACCGCACTGTCAAGATAAACCTGATCTCCACTATCTAAAATATTAACTGAAAGCTCAATGTTTGATTTTGTTGTGATGATTGGATTAGTTGACTGATAAGACCGTTGAGATGAATAGGTGCTGATTGCAATTTGACTCCCAACCCTTGAAGTGATTGAGTCTGAATTTAAAACAGATGCGCTTGCTGTTGGATAGGATGTGTCAGCATCAGCTTGAAGTGCTATACTAAAAATTATTGCTGTATTTCCACCTAAAGAAGGCATCTTGCTATCATTATGAAAAATAGGTTGTTTTGAATATGCTTTTTCAAAAAGCCCGGCAGATATAAGTTGAGTTGCACCACTTGCCACCATATAAAAAGCGTCTTGTTGCATCGATCCTGAATAGCTCATTTATCAACCTCCATCAAAAAAAGATTTGTTCCAATTGAAGCTGAATAGATATTATAGATACTACCCGGATTTTTTGAATATCTGATAGATAGAACATCTCCACTTGTTGCCACATACGAGAAAAACAACGGCATGCTTCTAGTTGTTCGATTGGATGGAGGATTAGCAAAGGTTTTTGCAAGATATCTTTGAGTAGATAATGAGCTTCCATTTATAAAAACAGACATACTAAAAGCATCATCTCCTCCGCTAGTTGGATGAAAAAAGCCATGATAAATCTTGTCTGCTAAAACAATATCTCCACTCGATAAGGTGGCTTGCAGTCCAGTTGATCCGCTCAATGTAGTCAATGCATATTGCACATTCGAATAAACACTCGTTGAATTTAAAGCGACATCTGTTGATCTGTTCGCATAAGCAAATTTAACTGCCTTATGTCCAAGTTTTAAGTTATATGTCATATAATAATCCAATTCGAACCCGTTGAAATAACGGTAACTGAAGCATATTGGGCAAGGAGTTGGATAGTAGCTGATCCATCAATGGTTTGAGCGCCGTTACATGCAATTGTAACTGTTGCCGTTCCAAGCCTTTTAATATCGTATCTCATACTTGCGCAAGCGGTTGCATCAGGTAAAGTCATGGTAACTGCTGAAGATCCTGAAACGGTATAAATCTCTTGAAGTGTTGTTGCGCTAGGTGTTGATATCGTGAAGTTGCTTGTCTTATCGCTTATTGTTGGTCTTGTTGCTCCACCGCCAACAGTAGCAGGCACCCAATTAGTGCCATTCCAAGATAAAACTTGATTTGTCGTTGGAGCGGTTGTAGCTGTATCGACATCGCTTAAAGCATTGATAGAGAAGCCACTTAGAGAGACGGTTGAGTCAATCTTATCTGACCCATCAACATAACTGTAACTGATGCCGGTATGTGATCCACTTGTTAAAAGGGATGCACTAGCATCTTGCGCAAGTTCATCGGTGTATTGAGTGATTGTTGTAGCGATTTGCCCGCTTGTGATTGTTATCCCCGTTCCTGCGCTAAAGGCATTTCTCGCAAGTGTATCAGAGAAATATTTATTGGTTGAACCTTCGGTTAAATTATCGGTTGTTTTTGTTGCCAAGCGAGTATCAAAAGCACTATTAACCCTTGTGCTTGTATAATATAAATTGGTTGAACCTTCGCTTAAACTATCGGTTGTTTTTGTGGCAAGTCTATTATCAAAATTTGTATTAGTGAAATAAAGATTAGTTGATCCTTGATTGATATTATCAGTTGTCAATGTCACATTCCCAGCCACTGGAGAAACTGAATTAACTGAGTTAACTGTTCCACCGTTGGCGGTGACATAGCTTTTCATTGCTGATACTGATGGGGCTTGATCGGTTTCTGATCCTGCTGTGCTATTGACAACGGCGGCGGTCTTTGCTCTTGTGCTTGTAAAATATTGATTAGTTGATCCTTCTGAAATGTCATCGGTATCGAGTGAAACTGTACCCGTTTGACCATTAACTGAAACAACAGCACCACTCACACCAAAGGCAACCCATGCACTGCCATCATAAATCCAAGATGAAGAGTCGTCTGTTTGAATAGCAACATCGCCCTCTTGAGCAACTAAGGCGTTTCTCTCAGTTGCATCAGCGACAACATGAACATCAGTTATTGCTAAAGGTGGCAAGTGATTGGTAGGGACAAGACCATTTGCATCAAGCTCGCAAATCCCATTGTTTGCACCTTTTTGAAGGCTGATTCTAGCGTCTGCATCTGTGTCTGTGTATTGAGTGATGGTTGATGAAATTTGACCACTAGAAAGAGAAATGCCAGTGCCTGCTGTGTAGTAGGCTTTTACTGATGAAACGGAAGGAGCTTGATCGGTTTCAGTGCCTGCCATGCTATTGACAACGGCGGCGGTCTTAGCAAGTGCATTTGTGAAATAGAGATTGGTTGAACCTTGAGTTAAATTGTCAGTTGTCTTTGTTGCCAATCGTGTATCAAATCTTGAATTGGTATAAAAAAGATTTGTTGATCCTTCAGTCAAGTCATCGCTTGATGTTGGGATTGTTGGCTTGTTTCTTAGTTCGCTATATGATCCACTAAAAGAGGTTGATAAGCCATTATTTAGATCGTAAACATAGACATCAGCATTTTGAAATTGCTTGACGCTTAAATCATTATATCCCGTTCTTCCAACTGTAACGACATTTGAAGTTAAATTTGTTTGCAATAAATTAACTCCACTGCATTCAGTTAAAATCGTGAGCAATGGAGAACCCGCCCCTGATCTTGATGATGTGATTAACTGATTTCCCAAGTTGCAACGATCAAAATAAACTGTTGCTGTTACATTGGAAGCAATGGAAATTGCACCCGCAAAAGTACATTGCTCAAAAGTTATAAAATTGGCTGTTGAATTGTTGATTGTAACGGTGCTATCAAAGATCACATTCTTAAAATAGTGTCGCCCTTCTGTTCCATTGATCAAGAAAGCTCCCTCAATATTGAGGTTTTCAATCTTAATTCTTGTAGTGCTTGCCCCTGATATAGTCAAGCCTCTTGATAGTAGTTCACAGCCATGTACACCAGTGGGGGATTCAGGTGCTAAAATGTTAACATTTGCATGATTTGAGATTGTAACGGTTGAGCCACCATATGATCCCACAGACATGTAAATGGCACTAACTCCGCTTGATCCTGCAATACCATCTAAGACGGTTTGAATATCGTTAACCCCATCATTTACATAATAAGAATTTGAATAAAGAGTTTTTGCTTGTACTGATAGAATATCGCTTTGAGCGGTTGAAACATCGCTTTGAAGAGTGCTGATGTCGCTTTGGGCTGTTGTCATATCGCTTTGAAGAGTTGATACATTTCCTTGATCGGCTGATGTAAAATATTGACGATCAGCATTTGAGCCTTCTGCGATATTATCGGTTGTTAAGACGACAACACCAGTTTGACCATTAACGGAATCAACTGCACCACCACCGCCACCACTTACTGGAGGTTTAATAATAATTGCCATGATTAAACAACCTTTCTATTAAATGCACAAATGAAAACAACATTATCCCCGCTAGCACCTTTTTTATAGGAGATATCAGTGATTGCGCCGCTTTTTGTCCCACCGCACTGAATATCAATTGCACCGCCAGCCAAGATAAAGATTTCATTTGTTGTGCTATCTGATGCAGTTGTTCGAGGTCTCAATTTAAAGAAGGCTGTTGCTGATCCTGGATTATAGACGCTGATGTCACAAAAGGCAAGATCTGCATCTAGTGCTGTCCCTGTTGTGCTATCGATAAAATCGCTTGAATTTAAATCAGTCCAATCGGTTGAGTTATTGGCTGATGTACTCTTGCACGCGATAAATTCACCTGTTTGAATTTGATATTGAAGGCGGTTCATTTGGCTCTCTTTATGATAATCGGTTGATCTTCGATGATAACGACTTTTTTGCTAGTCTTTTTATTGTCATCTTTTTGCTCTAAAATAGCAATTCTCTCTTCTAATCTTTCGATAAGATCAGCTAGATATCGCATCGTTAATTGTGGCTTTTCACTCATAGATGAAGCTCCTGTCTATGTATGCTCTTTTTGTATGATGAGATGATGCATTTAAGTATGTTGTAGGTTGGATGATGCCACCCGCTGACATGCCATGATTGCTTGTGAAAGTGATTTGATTTGCATTGATAGAAGCAATTGTCTTTGTCAAGGTGGTTGCCTCTGATCCTTGTAAAACATAATCAACGATATCACCAGCCTTAAAATAGCTGATATCTGCATCAGAGTAAAAGGCTGATTCAATCTCAATTGTTGTTGTATTGATGATTGTAGCGATTTTAGCTGATGCATTCCATGAAGGTGAAGAGTCGCCCAAGTGAATGAGTTTAAGTTCTGTACCTTCTCCCATAAGATCAATGCTAATTGATTGCACCATGGCAATCTTATTTGATATTCCATAAGCATCAGCATAACCCTTGAGAAATGCGCTAGTTATTTTTAGATATGATCCAACATCTAAAGCAAGGCCTTTACCTGTACCTATGGAAAGATGCCACATTCTCACCGCTTGACCATACAATCTAAAAAGCCTTGCATAAGTTGGCAAGAAATTCTCTAGAAAATCGCTTGCATTTGTACCCCCTAGAATGTCGCTAGTGATGCCATATAAATCTAATTCCATTGATTTGGTTTCACCCGCTAGACGATTGATCGCATCGTAGTTATTAACAATTCTAGTCGTTGGTTCTTCTTGATGCATATCATATCTAAACTTAAATTGAGTTACGATATCTTCAAAGTTCGACCAATAAGGCGGCTTGCTTGCTAGAAAGTCAACATCTGATAAAGAAGTTTGATCTTCGTCTGCTTCATGCCCAAGTAGTACCAAAGAGATGCGAGGATTAAAGCTATCTCTATTCATGACAATACAAGCCCCCATCGTTTTAAGCATAGGATCAAGTATCTCCCTTAAAGTCAATTCGTCAGCAGGTAGCGAGAACATCCAATCTATTCCACTAGCTGAATTTAGGCTTAAAAACGATTGCTCATCAATTATGCTTGAGTGTAAATTGCACCCCGTTAATTGCAGATCATAAGCACCGTTTATTTCCCCACCCCCACCACTTTCTAAGAGTTGTAAAATCACTTCACCCGCTGGGCGTCTAGTGATGATCATCCCTTTTGAAATCTCAATTGGAGACCCTTCGCCAAGCCAATCGCCAAAAGGTGGCAATCGTCTATTCTCAGAGATAGTCATATCAAGATGCAAGAGATATACACCGCCTAAATCCTCTTCATGTGTAGCTAGCGCATTGACTACATCTTCGCCAATTTTTATTTGTATCGCATAGAGGTTGCCATCTGCTTCTGTTGGCAAGCCTAAAGAGTCTTGTACTAAAATATAAGGTTCGTCTCTATCTCTCCAACCTAAAGCAAAACCTCGAATATCATATAAATCTGGATTAGCTGAATTAGATCCAAAAAATCTTGTTGCTGTAAACTTTAAACCTAAATCAACTTGATAAGGTCTGTTGTCAGGCAACTCTGATGCTGGAGCAACAGACCCCAAAAAGCTAATGCCAAAAGAAACAGCTTGAGGATCAAGAGCAACAAATGGCAATGGAACATCAAAGGAATAAGTTTCGTTACTTACTTGTATTAGCAAATCAGAGTTATCAGAAAAAACTAAAGAATCATCAGAATCAAAGCCGTTTATTCTTAAAAGATATCTTCCACTTCGTTTTAAAATACTGAATTTTTTCACTACTCCACCTTGAGAAGTGCCATACGCATTAAAGAGGCTTATCACTTCATCATGAGTTTTTAATCCCGATCCTAATACTAAAGGAAAATATCCATAGGCTTGAAATTCGGGATATTGAAAGATCAACGGTGATAGCTGATTTCTAATATCTCCATAATAATGAACGCCTTGAGCTAGTCTAGTCTTCTGAGTCCCTGAAGAGACCTTATTGTCAAGCATGGCAGTCATAGGCAAGATTGAAATCGTAACTGAATTTAAGCCTTCAATCGTTGGAGAGCTTTCGATAATGCCTTGAAAAATGATCTGATTGTCCCAAGTGTTGCCGTTCTGATCAACTGAGCAAGCATATATTTTTGCTTGTCTACCTCGCCAAGATACCAACTCACTTGATACGATGGGCGTGTCTGTACCTCCCAAATAAATCTGATGTTGTTGTCTAAATCCCAAGCGATGAGTAGCTGTTATTGTATAGATGCCACCGCTTTCGCTTTGAGAAGTGCAATAGAAGCTCTCTGATCCAATATGCAAGAGATGCGGATAACTCACTGATGGATTGCTATCAACGATCAAATCAGGAGTATCATCAGACCTTAAAACATTGGCAACGAGTTGACCGTTCCAAATAGAGCTTGATCTTGATAGACGGCTAAAAATGACATGTGGATCAGTGCTTGATCCTCTCATGCGATCCATAGCGATTGAAATTGAAATAGGTTGATATGTAGCGACCCCTCCACTAGGTTCTATCTCAGCTTGATATGGAGTGATTGACTGGATGCAATCAATATCTGTATATGATAGATCATAAAGTGATGATGCTGTGAATGGATTGTGCCCCATATAAAAGCGAGTCATCAAGCCTTGTATCTCTAAGCCAAAGACTCTATAACCTTGATCATCTTGTAGTTTGAAAGCCATTTAGATCTGCTCCTTGTAAAGC